ACATACTTACAGCCCCTGCAGCGGCTTCTCCGTTAATACTGCCGGGAATACCAGCTGCATCTACCGCACCAGTAGCCATTTGGACCATCTTTTGCAGCTCTCCAGCCTGTGCAAAGGTCACTTGGTCGAGCTGACCAAACTTAAATGGCTGAAGAATCTCTGCTGGGTTGCCGTTTGTCAGGATTGTTTTACCGGGACGAATCTCCAGCTTGGCACCACGGGGCATCCGTGAGGCGTCCATAGCCATCATGGGGTGCACAGTCAGTGACAAAGCATCAATACGAGCACGTAACTCAGCATCGAGGGCTTTCTGGCTGTTATAACCCTTCTCACAGATACCACGACCCCAGAAACGAGAGGGAACTACGTCCCAAGCAAACGCCACAACAGGGCGATCTTGCATCATGTAGGGGTTTTCTTCGATCTTAAGAAGTGTACTACCGTTCGCAATGACAATAACAACCTCAATAAAACCAGTTTCTGCCTCAGAATCATCTTTTTCCTCCAAGTCAGACATTTCATCTTCGTCTTCCTCGGTTGAGGCATCAACATACAGGTGCTTAGGAACTAAACCATAATAACGAGTCAGACGCACTTTGTCATCGTCGTAGGCTGTCAAATCTTTGTCTGCCTCTATGTCTGTATCGGTGTCAGCATCTTCGATTTCGACATCACGATAGATACCTGAGTCAATCCCTTGTAGCACTTGGTGCTTAGGAACAAACTCATCAATGATAATACCTAAGGCATCCTCAATGGAAGTAGCTACAGGATCAATCAGGAAGTTCTGTGGTAGGACAGGACGTAGCTTAACAACCACACGGTCTGCTATGTTTACACCTACAGCCTGCATAGCACCATCCATGATTGGCTGGGTAGCTGGCTTCATCTCCTTGACTTCTTCCATCACCAACTCAGCACATCCGGTGCCAAAGACTGCAGAGTTGATAAGACATTCTGCTACAGCACGACGAGTCTTAGTAAACTTAAAGTCCTCGTCTAGTTGGTTCTTAAGATACTCGATGTCACCCTTTTGTTTGTCGTTACGGTCATCATGGATGTCAAACCACTTGCCACGACCAAAGGTAGCCTCCTCGACCTCCGCTACTGCGCTCTCGACTGCCTGCTGGAGTGCTGGAGAAATAAGACGAGAACGCTCTGATTCTCTGGTCTTATCCTCAGCAGCCCACTGACCACGCCAGAGGCGGTAGTATTCGTCGAACTTTTCTTTGTAGTTGTTATTGTAGTGGTCACGCCAGCGTTCAGCCTTGTCCATGACCCAGTGTTCGATCTTCTGATCGGGGAAGTTCTTTTCGTAATTTTCCATGTTTTTCCTTTACCAGCCTGCTACGGCGTCTAGTGGTTCCCAATCGTCTTCTTCAAAATCAGCAACGTAAGACACCTTTGCCAGTTGCTCAATATACGACAACGAGTCTACCAAGTCATCGTGTACCAACTTGTTGGGAAACTGGAACAACTGGTCCAAGAACTCATTATTCCATTCTCCCTTGTTTAACGTTATATAGCCATTCTCAAAACGACCTTGCAGTGCCCAGACAACTCGGTCTGTTTTCTTTTTGTTACCATGGGACAACTCATCGACTCTAAAGAAAGTCTGTGTCCGGCGCATGATGTCAGAAAGATAAGGCATAACAGCTTGACGAGCAATACCCTTCTCGATCCCCACAGCATTTGGCTCGTACTTCTGCACTGCATCAAATATCTTCTTGGCTGTCTTCTTTACGTCCCAGCGACCATAGATAATCTCTTTAACGTACCAACCCTTGTCTCCGGCTTTTACAACAGAAATAGCCGTGTTATCCAGTCTTTTGTTCTTGACACCAACAGCTCCTTCGTCTTCGAAGCCAGCAAGGTCAATTGCAATATAATAGTCTCCATCATCTGGTTCGTCCTCTTCAAACTTAATCCACTGTTCCTTGAACAACTCACCTCCAGCTGCTTCAAAGGAAGCCATAAATTCCTGCCGGAAGCTGAATGAGGACATGCTCTTTTTAGCTGCTTCAATTTCATTAGGGTCTAGAAGAGGATTATCAAAAGAAGTGAAATGGAAGGACTTAAATGTTGGATCATCACCACGTAGTCCATGTTGATATAGCTCATAGAAATGATTCCTCCCCATAGGGGTTCCAATGAATAACGCAGACCCCTTCTGGTCAGCCAGAGCAGGCCGGAGAATCTGTTCCCAGACCTCTGGCTTCATGTCTGCGTATTCGTCCATGACCAAGAACTTCAAAGACACACCACGCATTGTCTCAGGTCTATCAGCTCCTTTTAAGGATATGGTAGCACCGTTGACAAGTTTTACTTGTAAGTTGTTAATATGACTACCTGAGATGACCGGATGACCAACCTCAAGTAGCGTCTGCCACATAATGTCTCGAGCCTGTCCTTGTGTCGGAGCGACATAGAAGACATGCCCCTTATCTGTCTGTAGGGCGTTCACAATAAGCAAATAGGCAGCTAGGCGAGACTTGCCAGTACGACGACCAGCAGCTACGACCTTGAACCGATGCTCATCGTTCCAGACCTCCTGTTGCCAAGGAAGTAACTTAATCTGTAGATCACTCATCTTTTACCTCTACATCAGTTACTTCATCAATGGTCTCAGGCTCACTTACGCTTGCCCCAAGGCCTGTGATATTGATCTGAATAGCAGACCTACCAGCTTGCTTAATGACATCCTGCTCAAATGAAGACACAGGTACTATTCGATCGACAATCAACTTCCATGCTGCTGCTTGGTTCTTATGTTCATTATCTAAGGCCGCATCAAAGATGGCATCTAAGACCTTCCTTGACTTAGGACTAGACAACATCCTAGCTTTATATTCATTGATAATTGCAGCATCACCTTTAGGGCGACCTACAGCATTTCGTTTAATGTTAGAAGACAACTCACTCTTAGGGGGTCTTCCAATTTTTCTTTTTTCTTCAGACATAAAGTCTCCATAGTTATCTTAGGAACTCCTAAGGCTATACACGAGTTTTCATACTTTGGTTAGTGTTCTTTAAATTATAACCAAAATGTTCATCACTATGGTCTTGTATGGTTCTTCTCGTGTTTATTTCTTTATATACTTATTATTATAGCACAAAAAATCCATTTTGTCAAGTGATTTCTGATCTGTCCCTAATTATTCTTTAGTTATTCACAAGTTAACAACAGTTTATCTTTGGAAAACAATAGTCTACATAACTTACAGTAATATAGGAATTACTTTAGTTTATTAGGAAGTCATAAGGGACTTAAGGGGACTGAAGAAGACTTAAGGGGACTGAAGGAGTCTAATTTCCTACTTTTTTGTATCTGGGCGGGTACTAATAAAAATATTAACATACAATACCCCTCCCCGGGGTACATCAGTCTATGCTTATATTCGTATATGGTTATATGCTTATATACTTATGAACACATATGCTTATATAGTTATATTCTTATATACACATATGGTTATATTCATTCATGGTTATATACACATGTAGTCCATGGGATACACTAGGGGCTGGCTGCACAGGGAAAACATGAGGGGCACTGTAGGACCCTCAAGACCCCATAAGACCACACAAGTTATCCACAGGCAACCCAACATTACAAGTTATCCACAGGTTGCACTATTGAAGTGCATTAGTGCACCAATGTGGGGAATCATGCACCACGATGAAGTATAAGCAGGTGGTTATATAAGGGAAATAATAATACTTAGGTATTCAATACTTAGGTATTCTCAGGCTGGCACAGTGTTTGCATGTTGTAAGTCCCCTAGGGGAACACAGCAACACACAGCAAGGAGTTATCAACATGGCACAGTTTTCTACAGGTCGCACATACAATGGACCACAGGTCATCAGCTACACAGTGGTTGCCACTGATGATGCCAGTCACTGGCTCGAAGGGTCCTTTGATGCCACAGTCGAATTTCAGGACGATTCTAGGGGCATCACTGGCTCTGTGTGGTTGCCTATGGTTTCCAACGATACTGACATTCAGCGGTCCCTCATGGCATCCTACGATGCAGGCACATATAAAACACTCTAAGGAGCACACATCATGAACTTCGGAACACTCATCGGAACCTATGGCAAAGGCGTTACAGGCAGCGCTACAGTCAATTTCACCACATCAGGTGGAAGGCACTGTGACGATTCATGCCCACTGAAGGGTAATGGCTGCTATGCAATCACCACAGAAGCAATGAAACCTAGCATTACGATAAACCTTGAGAAAAAGCAGGAGAACATCGGCGAATACCTGCAGGCATTGGTTGCCCCCAAGGCGATCAGTAAACTGCAGCAGGCGCCATGGGTTCGGTTCGCAGCCTTCGGTTCTATCCCTGCACCTGCTGACCTGACACTACAGGACTTTAAACACTTTCGGACCATTGGTGCAGCCTTAGATCACTCACGTGTTCACTTCCCTACAGAAACCATTGCAAAGGCTGACATGCTGAAGGTGGCAGGGTTCACGCCTAGGGTTTCCGTGGCCACCAATACAGAGAACCTGCACAAGGTCCTGCAGGCTGGCCACGTGGCATCGTGTGCCGTCAAAGGCGATAAACTAGCACGTGGCAAAAACAAGCGGGCACACAGCGCACAAGCGATCACCTTCGTCCGTGACCTGCGGGCACAAGGCATCAACGCGAAGGTGTGTCCTGCGGTCGCAGGCAATGCGAAGTGTGGTGCCTGCACTGCCTGTGCCGATAAACGGGTTCAGGTCATCGTCTATCCAATGCACTAAGGAGCACACACCATGAAGGTATTCGTCTATTTCAATCTGCACAAAAAATGCTTCAGCGTCAAAGCCCTCGAAGGGTCACGGAAGGGTCGCGTGGTGGCACATCAAGATAACGTCATCCTGCATGGTCCTGTGTTTAAGGTCTCGCAGGCAGGGCGCCAGCGGGTCCTGCAGGAGCAGCGTAAAAACGTACATGCTGGTGTCGTGGGGCTTTGGTACGAGGATATGGACCCTGCCAAAGCTCGTGACCTTGTGGGTATCACACAGGGCATTGGTAAGCAGGTCACCTACAACCCTTACAGGTTCGACTCATTCGTGTTTAAAGACACAGAGCAGCCGATAATGGAGCAGCACAGGGTCGCAGCACTGCACAGCAACGGACAGCGGGCTACAATGCACGTTTTACTATAGGAGCACACAGAATGACGCCATTGGAGCACTGTATCTTAAGACGAGCAGAGTACAACGAGCATGGGGACTGTTCGGTCATTGCAGTGGCTTTGACCTGCAGGGTAGATTATGACCTCGCACATGTTGCCATGCGTGCAGCAGGCAGGAAGCCACGTAGGGGAGCATTCACGGAGCAGATAGGCAAGGCGGTAAAAAGCCTAGGGAAGGAGCCACAGAAGTATCTGATCATTAGGAAACCCAACGGGTCCAAGTACACACCCAAGACCATCGGCAAGGCATACCCACAGGGTCGGTATTTGGTCTACACTAGGGGTCACGTGTTCGCACTGGTTAATGGTGAAGTACAGGACTGGACAGCAGGTAAAAAGAACCATATACTAGGCATTCAACGAGTGAAGGAGAGTTGATCATGAACCCTGTTACAGTACTTTTAGGATACATCACCTTCGTGGTGGTCCTGTTTATTTTGACCCATCTATAAGGAGCATAGAGCATGCTTTTAGACACACCACAGCAAATCGAAGGATACCGACTGGCGACCCTGAAGGTCGGTCTCAAGAGCGAGATTAGGGGCTTGCGTGTAACCCGTGGACGGACCTGTTATGCAGTGCTCAAGTCCATGGGGTACAAGGGTTCCCGTGAGAAGGTTTTGGAACAGGTAACAGCCGATTTAGAGGCACTGAAGGAGAACATGCAATGAACAAAGAACGAGCACTAACCCGCCTGCGTGGACTGTGGTTCAAGTATCAGGTGAACCACTTGGCAGTACTGGAAGGCGTGGACATGATGGGCGATGCCGTAGACGAAGCCAGAGGGGAGTATTTCGGCTACAAGCGCGCCCTGCTGGACGTAGGGCTGATCACGTACAGTGATGCGTTCACTGTGGAAGAGGACAAGCTCATTCTAAAGGAGAAGGCAGCATGACCCTAGACGATGTTATTCTAATGGTCCTGTTCG